TGAGATTGCATTGTAGTATCTACGGATGTAGGACAAACGAACGTCTTTATCATAGTTAGCAAAGATCGTCACTGCAATCATCATGTACATAAACTGAGGAGTTTCGTACAGAGTGCGAGTCATTCGATCTTGAACAAGGTACTTATCAACTACCTGTTGAAGACCTGCATAGGTAAACAAGAAGTCCCGATCATGATCAATAAATTCACCAATTGCTTCCAGTTCCTCTTTCGTATATTGATTCAGAACTTCAGAGTCATAAACACCCCATTCAATGCAACGAATAATTTGTGCATAGAAATCTGGATGGTCATAACAAAGACCAAAGATCTGCTTACGAATAGCAAACAGAAGTAACCTTGCGGCAACGTATTGGTAGTTTGGGTGGTCTAGATCAATCAAATCAGAAGCAGAGCGAATAAGAATATCTTGAATCTCTGCAGTAGTAATGCCATCATAAAATTGAATACCAGATTGTATCTCTACCTGACTAGCAGAGACCCCAGAAAGACCCTCACAAGCGGCATCAACCATCTTGTGCATCTTTTCTAGATCAATAGATTCAATACGTCCGTCTCTTTTTTTAACTTTAATACCGTTGCTCATACCTTTTTCCATTCAGTGAATTTGAGTTTTGCTTCTAGACCGTGGTAAGTGTGTGATTCTACCATACTTTGAACATCTCGTCCAGCGAGGACCATATCGTTAATGTCCTTTTCAATAACATCAGAACCCCAGATAACTACTGGGTGTCCGAGTTCTATTGTCTTCGATATTCTTTCAACAATCTGTCGGTTTCTCGGTTCGTTGTCGTAGACGAATACATATCGATTATTAGAACTGCTGAGGTTAACATCGCTACCGCACATAGCAATAGCGTTGGAAAGGAAAGTGGAGTCAAATGGTCCTTCCGTGACGTAGATGGTTTCATTTTCATTTGTGGAATCTAATCCATATAATTTTGGTTTGTTTTCGTCAAGCATCACAGTGATGTAACGAAGTTGTGAATTTGGATACAAAGATCTACCCTGGTATCCAAACGTACCATCTTTATCTTTTAGAGGTATAATTATCCTTGATTCGTCGTACCGTGTGTCTTTAAATACTTGCTTATGTTTGTTTGTCCATTCTTTAAATTTAGGACAGAAGTAGAATTTATTAGATGGTAACTTCCTAGAATCAAGGAACCTCCGAGCGGGATGTGTTTTATTTAGATCTGAGATCAAAGTCAGATCTGCAAATATGTTCTTTTTAAAACTTGGTCTATCAAATTTAAAGGTTGCTGTGGGGACTGCTGTTCCCTTTCCGAACGTTCCCTCTTTGTATGACTCAAGAATATACTGATCATAAAGAGTTGAATCAGTATCTTTTAAAAAGTTAGCAAGAGATCTACCAGAACCACAATTGTGGCACTTGAAAACAAAGTTAGATTTCTTGACAAAAAAATACCCCCTTGCTCGATTCTTGTTCTTTTTAGAATCGCCGCAATATGGGCAACGAAAGTTGTAAAGGTTGTTTGATTTCTTTTCAAACTTTTCTAATCTAGTTGAAACCAGAGAAATGTATTTTGCATCAACGTGGAGCATAAGCGACGAGTGAACTGGTTTGTCCACTCATCATAGCAGACGAGTCCTGTGGTGTCAACACCCTGATGATAGGAGGAACCACTTGAAGAAGTGTTACTATTGTCGCAATAACAGCAGCAGCACCAATGACAAACCTTGAGTTTCTATCAACTTTCTTTTCAAGATCATTCATCTTGTCTTCAATAGTTTTAAACATACGATCATCATACTTCTGATGGTCCTTAATCATCTGAATGATGGCAGCATTTGCTTTATCACCTTCATCTAAACGATTGTCATGGCGTTCTAAGATGATCGCAGTTTTATTTGTATTGTCCTGAATAGAAGAAACAGCACTCTCTAATTTAGAGAGCATCTCTTTTGACAGGTCTTCATAAATATCAAGTTTACTTTCAAGTACTGCTAATTTCTGAAGACCAAATGCCATTAGAGTGACTCCGCAAACTCCGATGCTCTCTCAAAGTTTTCCGAGATCATATCAGTGAATTTATCCTGATTCTCCTCAGACATTTCTAACCAGATATACAAGAACTTTTCTTTTTGTTCTTGCGAAAGCGTTGCAAACTGCTCATTAAGAGAGGTAAAAGCACCTTCCCAATCAAATTCGTTCTTTTCAAATTTTCTATCTGCTGACTTAGCAACGTCCTGAGCAACCTTCTTCTGGCGCTCACCTGCTTTCTTCTGATAGTCCTTCGCCTTTGCCTTAGAAAGGGTTTGGATCTCCTGTTTCCTTTGTTGTGCTCTCTTCTCACGTTCCTGCTTTTTTGCAAGTTTGCGTTTCTGCTGAATGAAGCGCATAGCGGCACTTACTTCAGTAGAACTGTTATCTTCTTTTTCTTGGATGAGTTGTTGGTCTTCCATAGTATGCTCTTTTAACTTTTTAATTCTCTGGAAAAGATCGGTTTTAAATTTCTTTTTCTTCCTCACTGGTGGTTCATCAGGAGGAAGACCTGCTAATGGACCAGAGGTATTGTTTGTAGGGATCTCCTCAGTATACAGTATCCCATTGTTTTTAATGGTATATACTTTCATATCTTTTGAAGCTCCTTAAAACAATGCTGATCAATATCTACTTTATCTAGGTCTGCAGGAACTTCAGGATATCTATTCAAATAGATCATGAAACTTTTCAAGATCGGCCAATAACTTTGAGATATTTTATAAAACAAAAGAGGAGTTGCTGCATCACCAAAAACATTATATATCACAATCATATGATTTAGAATTAAATGCAGTTTCAGAATACCCTCTTTTGTATATGTTTTCAGTAACCTTTTAAGATATTTAAATCTTTTCAGATCTTCATAGAAATCCTCTTTGGTTACTGCCTGAGGGTTATCATAATATTTGATAGCAAAGAATAGATAATTGTCTTCATTCAATTCATCAAATTTCATTTATCATGCAATAGTGAGAGTAAGGTCATCGCCAGAACCACCTGCACCAAGGATTGTGGTGTAAGTAAGTTCGGATGCAACTGAAGTGCCCTTATCAAAGATTGTACCACCGTTCAGATCAATTGGCAATCCAGGCAGTGAAAGATCTTCTGCTTGTGCAGGAACAGTGAAGTCAAATTCAAGACGGTTTGATCCAGTTCCACGCGCATATGCTGCATTGATGTTACCAGTTACACTACCAACAAGGGTAAATTGTGGCGTTCCAGTAACGTCAACTTGCTCGTTGTAGATAACAACAACAGTTCCAGTTTCGCCTTGTGCCAGTGCTTCCTGCTCAAAGAATACAGCAGTGATGTCTGCCTCTCCAAGTGCAGCAGCAGGATCAGTACCGCCAGCAAGACCACCGATTGCTACCAGGACTTCATCCCAGTAACGTGCAGTATTCTTGTCATATCCTTTATAGTGACGAAGAACCCACCCACGCTCATCAGCGAAGCAATCTTCAGCAAGACCATTCTTGTTTACATTATCCAACCACTTTGGTTTGGATTCATCCGTTTCGGTTTTTCCCCAGAGAGGCATCGTTATACTCCTGTAATTATACTATTGGGTTTCGGTATAGAAATATTTATAAAAAAAGGAGGGTTACCCCTCCTTGGGATCAACCTTCAGCAGGGGGAAACAATGCTGCTTCCAGTGCTTCAACAAGTTGATCGTCTACTTTATTGTCTGTTCTTGATACTGCTTTCTTAGCAAGTTCAATCATAAATCTCTTGATAATTTCATCAAGATTGTCAGGGATTGCATCTACTGCTGCGTTAACTACTTTAATTGCAAGTGGTACTAAAAATTTTGCCATGATAAGAATCATTGGAGGACAAGTTATATATCACTTTTTAGCATTTTTGGTAGCAGTAGCATACATCACTTGCTTTGCTTTATCGCCATAACGTGCTTTAAGGTCACCCATATTCTTCTTCATACCCTTAACAATATCTTCTTTCTTTTTCTTGTCAACTTCTTCGTTGACACCATCTTGATACTTACGACGCTTGACTTTAGATGCTTTCTTTGCAAGGCACTTTTCACATCCACAATCTTCACCTGAACATGTATCACACTCTTCCTTTACATTAGAAGCAGCACCTTTCAGTTTCTTGTTTTTATCAAAAGCACCTTCTGGATCAGTATTATCTTCAATTGTAGGATTTACTTCTACATACTTGCTTGCCTTCTCAGACAGTTCATCTCTCCATGAAGAGAACTCTTCTTTCTTTGCTTTGATTGCTGCACTAACTGCAGCACGCTTCTTCAGAAGGTAAGAATCCGATGCGTCTTTATCACCATCGTTATCTACATCACCATCTTCTTTACCAACTGGATCGAGTTTCTTTTTCTTTTCTTCGATCATTTCACCTTCAGGTTCAAACCCTGCTTTAACACAATTGTCTACGGTTTTACCACCTTTTTGTTTAGTGCCAGCAAGTTTGTAACCCTTCCAACATGCTTTGCCATCAAGACCCTTTGCTTTACCTTCACTGATAATCTCAATATATTCAACTGCAAGATCTTTCATACGCTCAGTACCAAACTGAGTATCAATTGCTTCAATAAGTTCTTCGTCTGTAATATTATCTAGAATAATATCATCGACTTTAGATGCAATTTCTTTCTGCTCAGCAATACTCAAACCAAGCATCCACGCTGATAATTTAACAGTGGTATTCATTGTCTCTTCTTTGACGGGCTTTGTTTTATTTATACGCTTCCTTACTTCTGAGGCACTCTTCCACATATCATAATCACATCCAGGTGCCATGTCTGTTGTAAGTTTTCTAAATGCATCAGTTCCAACCAACCTTTGATCAGAACTTTTTACAGATCCAGAAACGTTCCACTGCTTATACTCTTTAATGTCAGTAACCCATGCTCTAAACATGTCACCCTCCTCAGTAATAGCAATCACATAATTAGGACCACGACGATGCACTTTACCAATAGCACCTTCAGTGTTCTGTACATACGAACCAACCTCGTACAGGTTTCCATGCCTGTACGAGGTCTGCATTGCCTTAGATTTAAATTTGGAAAACTCCATTAAATTTCTTCACTAGTTCTGTCCTTAATGTATTTAGATGTCCAAATACCCCCACGAACTCCAGAGTGCTTTCCAACCTTTCTGCTGGTTTCACCCTTTCTAGTGCCTAAAGTTGGTTCATAATCTCCTTGACCCAGTTTGTAAAGATCGTTTCTTGCAATTAGTGCTGTAGAAAAATTAACTTTAACTCTTCGGTTTCTAGTATCTGAAGTTAGAATAATATTTCCTTGGGCAAAGAAATCTACATTATCAACTCCTGGTCTTGATGGTCCTGCATCAGAATACTTTCCAAACACTGCATATTTTTTCAATTTGTTGTCTTTGATTTTTCTCCAGTATGCAGTTTCTAAAACTTCATTTCTAGTTTTACTATCAATTGATTCTACAAAATCTCTAACTTCTGGGTGACTTGATATTTTATACCCTGCTCCCCTTTGAGTAATTCCAGAGTACTGTTGGAAGTCCGTTGAGTTAGATCCTTCTTTGTGAGAAATATAAAACTTGGGGTAACCATTTTTATCTACTCCAACAAAATCTGCTTTAGCACCAGCAGGTCCAGGAATCATTCCAGCAATGGAATTAAATCGTTTTCCACCAATAGTAACATCAACACATAACTCATCTACAAGTTGATTGAACTTCCTAATGATTTCATATTCAGTGTAGTTATCTGGATTGGTTCTTGCCATATCTAATGGCAATTTATTATAGCGTTTTAAATCATAAATCAAAGGGTTTTCCCATCCAGATTTGAGATAGGTTCTACCAGATTTAGGTAGAACCTTAATTTCAATTTGTCTGTTCCTTTTAAACTTAAGTGTACTCTTGGGAATCTTAAACTCGGGTTTACTCTCTCGTAATGGTTGAGTAGTAAACCCAAGATATTTCACATGACCAATAACTGATTCGTAAAGATCCTGTCTACTTGCATCAGTTTTAAAAAGGATCTGATCAGATCCTTTGTAATTATACTCGACAGTGAAATTTTTTTCATAGATGCTTTTTTGAATTTCAGCACCAAGTTCTTCAAGAGAAAATTCTTTATTCTTGTCGAATTTCATATAGTTACTGTTTAAAACTATTTAGAACTAGCGGTCACCTGCTGCTCGATTCTCAGAATAATGAACATCAAAGGAACCACCAGGATAACGCTTCTCAAGTTTGGTGACATTGCGTTCGATTACTTCATCAAAGGAAACACCCAGTGCCATGGTTGCTTGTGCAACATACCAGAGAAGATCACCCAACTCAATAATAAGATGCTCTCGATTATCTGCGTTCCAAGGTTTACCTTGGAATACCATCTTCTTAATGATCTCAAGGAACTCACCACCTTCAGCATTAATGCCAACGCCAGCAGTAAGCAGTCGTTCAATATTGGCACCTTCACGATCCAACTCGCCAATACGATCAGCGAAGTCAACAAAGTTTGTTGAACAGTCAGAAGTAACTGCTGCAACGAACTCTTCATAGCGATCAAAATTAACCTTACTCATACCTTTAAATCAGAAAATTTGCTAAATTTGGAAAGAATGTTTTCTTTGTGATCCGAGTAGTCGAACTCTTCATCCTTGGTATCAAGGATGTCGTTTTGTGCCGACTGCTCACAATCATACAGCTTCATCTTGGATCTGTCAATACCCACGACAAAGCGTTTGTGGACGGTCAAATCATTGTATCGATTCTTCAACTGTTTAACCATAATCTGACCAAGTTGCTCGGTCTCTTCAGTAGAGATAAGGGCAAACATAAGATCAGCAGTAGCAGGAAGACCAAAGGATTCACTAGTATCAGTAATGTCAACATCAGAGCTACCGTAACCAGAGCGAGTAGTTTGTGTCGCAGAAACGATCGGAACATTGAACTCAACAGCAAGACCACGAAGTTCTTCTGCAATACCCTTAACCAGGGTATACGAGTTGACAAAACTTGCCTTGAATCGCTGGGAAGTACAAATATTAAGGTAATCCACAAATATAATATCAGGTCTAAAACTGGTCTTAAGAGAAAGATCGTTAAGCAAAGACCTAAAATGCCCCACATGTGCGGAGGCAGTTGGATACTCTTTAATAATAAGTTTCCCATTTGTCTTCTTCATCAGATTATTTACTTTGTTCTCAAAAATCTGACGAGGAAGTTTAGACAGTTCCTGAATAGGAACACCTAAAAGATTAGCATCAATACGTTCTGCAATTCTTTCCTCTGCCATCTCACAGGTAATGTACAAAACGTTCTTACCCTGTAGCAGAGTTGCTGCAGCGACGTGACACATGAACAAAGATTTACCAACGCCAGTTCCAGCAAGTGCAATATTTAGCGTTTTGTTTGGAAGACCACCTTTGGTAATCTTGTTCATCATCTCAATGTCAAAAGGTATCTTAGTTTCTACCTTGTGATAAAAATCAAATCGTTCTGAATAATCCGCCAGGTAATCATGTCCGATTCGATTGTCAAAGGAAACTGCAATAGCATCTTGAAGAATAGATGGAATTGCCCCCATCTCTTTTTCCTGATCCTTGCCATCAGCAATCTTAATACTCTCTAACAAAGAAAGATAGATTGCCCTGTTCCTACACCACTCTTCTGTAGAATCTAGTAACCAAGCATAATCAATATCCTCACACTCTAACTTAGAAATTACATGAGAAACATTCTTGTACTGCTCCTCAGTAATATTCTTAGAGTTCTCAAGATCAACTTGAAGTGATTCTTTGGTTGGGCACTTCTCATACTTAGAGATAAACTCACTGATCAACTCAAAAAGAATCTTATTCTCTACAGATTCATAGTAATCCTTTTTTAGATATGGAAATACTTGGCGACGATAATCGTCATTGAAAACAAGATTCTTTAAGATTGTAAATTCCAGTGAGTTCATAGGTAATGTAAATAAGTGCTCAGAATGTACTTATCGTTAGAATAAGTAGGTCTCCCTTCATGAGGGAATAACCATAGTGGAGGAAAGATAACCATCCTTCCCATCTTAGGTTTAATCCAAGTTTTTGTGTGTAGAAAATGGGTTTCCCCACCCGAAGATACATCATTCAAATATACAAGGAAAGAAAGAACTCTCCTTGCAGATTGATAATCAGTAACATCTACATGGGGACCAAATCTATCTCTACTGTTTTTGTGATACTTTTTTACTCTAGCATATTCATATGTGTAATTGTTTGGAAACCATTTATCTGAATCAACGTCTTCCACATACCTAAGCATTAAAGGATTGACAGTTTCTATACATCTCTTGGTTCCAAACTCATCTAAACCAGATTCATAGAATCGTGGTTTCTCTTCATGGTTTATAAACTTTTGTTCTGAATTTTCAAACCAATTTATAAGTTCTTTACAATATGATTCAGAAAATGCATTGTCATAAACCCTGATGAAATCATCAATTCGTTTCAACGCCATACTTAAATTCCTGCGATGCTGCCCAATCAATCTGTTCCATTATTTCGGGGGTGAAGTATTTTTCGGGATCAGCCATAATAGTAGAAGGATAAACAGAGGATTCCCCAACAATGACACGATTCCCCTTACGGGTGAATACTCCGTACTTCTCACCCAGTTCCAGTAATCCGTAGTACTTGTCAAGACCACGGGCATCGAAGAATAGTCGAGTTGCAACTTGGGAGTTCTCCTTAGTAAAACGAGATTTGTTTGCCTTAACCTTGATGATGTTTCCTACAATGTCAGTACCATCTTTCTCTTTTGATTTAGAAAGATACATGATTGTAGATGCAGCATACTTAAGTCCACTGCCACCACCCATGTCAGATTGATCACCATACATGTTCATCGTTTTGTATGTATGGTTAGTTACGATCATAGGAACTTTAAGTTTGCCCAGTTTGCTTGTGATGATCCTGAACACTGACTTGATAGATTGTGTCTTAGTCATGTCACGAACCTGCTTATCAGCAAGGGCATCCTCCAGTTCCTTGGATGATGCTAACATACCAAGCGAATCTAGAATGATAAGCAATGGTTTTCGATCCTCTTCTTTTGATTTGAGAAGATTATCAAGAATACGAATGATTTGAGTACGAAACTCCTCAATAGTATCTACTGGGAAGTGCCATACTCTGTCCGTATCCAATCCACGGTTCTTGAATAGATCTCCTGTAGCGGCTGCCTCACTATCAAAATAGAATACTGCGCCATCAGGATTATTATCAAGAAAGTTTTTAGCGATCCCAATTGCATAAAATGTCTTTCCTGTTGCTTGTTCTCCAGCAATAGCAGTTACTCGGTTGTCAGGGATGCCACCATAAATGCTACCACTTAGAAGTGCATTAAGAATGTAAGATCCAGTTCCAATAAACTTTTGCTCGTCTCCAGTGGTGATACCATCGGAAACAAGTTTAGCATAATCATTCTTTGCCTCTTTGGCAAGTGTGTCAAAAATACTCATGCAAATAGAAACTCCAGGTTAACTTCTTTTTCGGTTTTCCATCCAATTACATCAAGAATAATCTTGAGTGGATCTAGGAATGATTTTTGGAATTGCAGTTTGTAATCTATGTTCTTACTAATCTTAATCTCCTGTGGAAAATTAGAGATGAATGAAATAACATTCTCTCCCAGGATATTAGGAGTTTGTAGATATACAAACTTAATCTTTTCACCCTCTTGAATGAGAGGATACTTGTAAACAAGTTTGTTTTTATTAAGTTGGAAGTTGTACAAAAGTGCTCCCCTGACATGGATAGGGCAACTTTTCTTGTATAGCGTAACAGGGTCTTTCCATTTTGTCAACCCATTGACGCTCCTGGGGAATGCAATCTCCTCAGGTGGCATTTTAAAAAAGTCACCTTTAAACTGATCGATAAATTCAATAAGATCGGTTTCAGTTTTGGTCATGATAATATTGAGTGCTTCTTTAATCTTAGTCCTACATGGTGCAGGAGTAGACGATTTGACTGCTTCAATACCCATCATTTTCAGTTTTGGTTCTGCATATCGAACCCCTTCGCTGTCCCATACATTTAGAATGTAGCGTTTCTTTGCTGTCCAAATTCCTTTGTCAGCAATGTTCTCACGCTTCATTTGCATCTTTTGGTCATATGCCGAGACATAATCCGCAAGTTCCTGATAACTGGATTCGATGAACGGTTCCAATTTGTCCTGACAGATCTTATCCAATATGGAAACAATTGCTGCTTTATCGCCAGACCTAGCACTAAAGAATTTATCAACAAGAGGTCCAAGATTAAGATAGATTGAGTCGGTATCGCTAGCGATAACATAATCGACTTCCTCCGTTTTTAACAGGTTATTTAGGTAACCATTCATCTTATTCTCAATCCAACGGATTGACACTTGACCAGAGAGCGTAATCGCCTCTGCGTTGGCAAGCTTGTAATACCTGAAATATTGATTGCCAATAGCACCATAAGCACTGTTAAGTTGGATCTTACGTGCCATCTGAATGTTATTGTACTTAGCAATATCCTTTACCAGTTGAGGGTCTTTAGTATTCTCATACTCTTGCTTAGCAGCAAGCATCTTCTTCTTGTAGATAGTACGCTCACTGTAGATCTTCTGCATCAACTTGGGAAGAAATCCCTGCTTCGTAGTGTCATATAATGCACCATTAGCGCAAACAGTTTGACCATTAAGATCAGTAAAATCTAATTCTTTTTTAAGAATCCTATCTACCGTTGCTGACGGGTGCCTATGCGGTAGAATCGTCTCTGGCGAAATGTTGTACTGCATAATGAGGTGAGGGTATAGCGAGTTGAGGTCAAAACTAACCACCCACTCATACATGCCAGGTACAGGTTCTTTAACATACGCACCAGCATACTTTGAATCTTTTTCGTGCCTTTCATTGGGAGGAATAACAATGTTTTGTTTGTTGAGATAGTTGTAGATGATACTATCCCACATGCGTACTTGATAGTAAACATCTTCAAAGTTTACCTTAGCATCATATGCCATGGTAAGAGCAAGTTCAATCAGTTTCATCTTGTCTTCCAAACGGTCAACAAGTTCCACGTCATGAATGTTGTAGTCAACAAACTTCTGCCAGTTCTGAGTATAAAAATCCCTGAAGGTTTCAAACTCAGAGTGGTCTAGTTTTTGTTGACCCAGTTCGACATTTGCGATGTGGTCGAGTCGATATGACTCTTGGTTAGTGTATGTAAACTTTTGATAAAGATCAAGGTAGTCAAGGACGCTAACACCAATGATATCATAATAAATATGAGTCCTTCCTTTGATTTCGACTTCTCTTTCATTGACCCTATTCCAAGGAGAAAGGGATTTCATGTGTTTAGTAGATAACACACGATCAATCCGACGACAGATGTAAGGAACGTCAAATAGTTTTACGTTCCAACCAGTAAGAACGTCAGGAGTATTCTCTGCCCACCAAGCAAGAAAGTCAATAAGCATTTCATGCTCTTTCCAGAAAACTCGATACTCTACATCAGTACGAGTGTTTTCATACTCTCGGGTTCCCCAAACAATAAGTTTCTTACTGCTAAAATCTTTTACAGTAAGACAAAGAATTTCTTCAGAAGTATCAGCGATACTAGGGAATCCATTCTCAGACGTGGTTTCAATGTCAAGGGTGTAGATTTTTACTTTTGAAGTATCGTAAGCAAGTTCCTCTTCAGGAAATTTCGTGCTGATGTACTGATATAAAAATCTATCGTTACCATATACTTTGAAGTTATCAACTTCTTTGTATTTGTCAAGGAATTCCCTCGCATCTTTGACATTCTCAAATTCAATACGCTGTGCGTATTTACCCTCTAGGGTTTTATATTCAGTTGGTTTGTTTGATGCTACAAAAAGAACTGGAGAAAAGACCTCTTGGTATTGAACACGTTCGCCGTTTTCGTAACCAATATAAAAGATCTTATCTCCAGCAAGGAAAACATTACTGTAGAAGTTCTTCATCAGGGGTATCTTTTGGGACGGACGCTTGGTACTTTGCAAGGATCTCGGGATCGGGATCCAACACTGTAGCAAGAATATCCGAATAAAGCAAGACGTTCCTCTGCCCAGAGTAGCGGGGGAACTTATGGAGAGTCCCATCAACGATCTCCATCGGATCGGAAAGGAACACTGATGGTTCCAGTTCCATTTCACTTATGTAAGAAATTACATATTGTCCTGTCTTAAGCAGCAGAAGTTTGATCTCGTTCATCTTGTTCAATTTCAATGTTGTGCTTTTTGCAATAGTCCCTTAGCACGTTGTCATGGGGATCGTAAATGGTAACAACCCAATCTGCAGGAATAATAAATTCCCTGTCCTTAGACAGTGGTGCCCAGTTAGTGTAACGAACAGTGAAAGTAGTTTTGGGAGAATCAATAGTTTCTCCGTCAATACCTGGACCATCATCACCTTCAGTTTTTGTAGTCAACTGCATGATGTAAGGATTAGTCATGTGGTAAGCAATGATGCCATTTTGCTCACGATCAAGAATTTCTCTAGCATCTGAAATTACATCTTCACCAGATTTCAGAAGAATAACTTTAACGGTCATAGTGATAATTTACGATCTTCGATGTCTCTAATGTGTTTTGAAAGTTTATCAAGGTATCCTTGATTGCGTAACTCTTTGAATACAAGATTCTCAAGTGCAAACTCTCCACCTTGTTGTATAGCGGACGCCCTCATGTCTCTGATTTTGTCTTTCAACTTCTTCAGCACTGAGGGATCGTCTGCTTGATTTTCGATCAAGTCGTCAATCTTTTCCATCATATCACGAACCTTCTTTAAAAGCAAGGGGTCTGTCAGGTTTACCTGTTGCTTCTGAGGTTCCTTGATCCACTTGTCATTTAGAATTGAATACACTCCCTGACCAGCAGGAAGAGGATCAGTAATATCCTGAGCATACAATTCTACAGGGTGGGCATAAATTTTAATGTCATGCATCAATGCCCACAGTTGTTTCTTATCTCTTAAATAATCATCCAGGAGTTCTGGGCAGTTTGCAATCTGCGTTTTATCTACTACAAGATGAAGATCCAGATCGGAAAACCTAGTATAGTTAAAGTTAGCATTACCACCAACCAAAATAATATCCTTGATCGATTCATTTGGAATCTTTGCAAACTCTGCCCACTTGTATCCAATCTCAAGAAGTTTTGATTTAACTTCTGATCTAAGGTCAAGTCCTTCCCAGAACTTAATATTAAGTTTGTCGTGATACATCAGGGTCAACCTGAGTTCCTGAAAAGATTTCACGGATGTTAACTGAGATTTATTATTATTTATCGCCGTCAGCAGTTTGCGATTCGGTAATTTCATTTTCCTCTGGTTTTGTCATCTTGACATAACTCTCAACAATACTCATCATAGGATCAGAAATAGAAACCACCCAATCAGGATTGACTGCAATTCTATTGTCAGGGGTAAATGGATTCCAGCGAGACAAAAGAATTTTATATTGACCCTTAATACTTTGCCTTGCTTCAGGATCATCAATATCAAATTCAAGTTCAGATCCCTCAAGAGGTTCAATCTTTACGCAATAAGGATTGTCAAAAACAAATGCCTGTCTACGTTGATTTTCATCGACTGCTTCTTGAAGTTCAGTTACAACATATTCACCAGATTTAAGAGAAACAATTTTGACTGTCATGTTAATACAATAAGAGTTTACATTATAAGGGAGTCCTTGGTCTTTGTCAAGGACTCCCAGCGCCGACGATATTTGGCAGAACTATTTATTTAATTTCATAGACCTTTCGTTTCTGATGATCAGGAACGATTCGATTCAATTCAATAATCAACAAACCATTTTCAAATTTCACTTCTCCAACCTCAACATCATCGGACAAGTTGAAACCTCTAGCGAAGGTGCGATTTGCAACCCCACGGTGCATGTATTCGCCTTCCCCTTTATCCTTCGCTGCCTTGGACGAGATGATTAGAACATTGGTTTCGGTGCTGACTTCAATGTCATCTTTTGACCATCCCGCAAGTGCTAGTTCGATCCTCCACTTTGTCTCTGAATCT